CAAGGTTTTTACGCCTTATAAAATCTTCAACAATTTTAATAATTTTTCTGATATCATCTGAATTTACAACACGTCTTCCCATTTTTTCTTCTGCTTTATCAACAGCCATACGAAGAATTGCTAATTCACAGTCATCAAATGTCAAATCTTTACAAATATTTTTATTCTTTGGCATTCTTATATTATGAAAATAAAATTTAATTTAAAATAAGTTTTTTATTTATTTAACGAGAAACTAAATAAAAAATTTTTAGAATAATATATTAAAAATTATAGTTATTCTTATATTCTAATAAACTTCCATAAAGAACCATAATCTGTTTTAGTCTTTGTGAATTTTCTTCATTATGAATTACTTCTAAATCACATGTTATTTTTTTAATATCTTTTTCAATACATCTTGTCATAGTGTTTATAAAATTTTTTAATAATTCTTTGTTTTCATTAAATTTTTCAATATTTGTATTTAAAATAAACTTATTGAGAGTACTAATTACTTGCTGATTTGGGTCTTCTGATTCCGCAACTTGTAATCCTTCTTTTTCAAAATATTCCTTCATTTTATCTATTACTAATTTGTCTTCATCTGATAACTGATACAAATTTTCTTGTTCTTCTTCACAAGATAATTCAGCTTGCTTATCACAATCTCTTTCAATATCTTCTGTTTCAAATAGTATTAATTTTTGTATTCTTTCAAGAATTTCTTCATCAGTTGGCGTTATATTTACCCATTTATTATCAATAAATGCATTTGCTTCCCACGGTGGATTATCAATATAATATTCACTATAGTATTGTTGCCAAAAATCTTTAATACCTTCTAGGTTATTTATTGCATCACTGTCACTTCTTTCAAAAATAAAATCTGCAACTTTATTAATAAAATAATCTGGAATTTCTGATTTATAACAGGTTCCAAATTGTTGAACTACACTTGGTCTCTTATAATCAGGGCATGCTTCAGAAATAATAAAGGGGATTTTATCTGTCATTTTATGTATATAAATATTTATGATTAATCTTTATATATATTTTGAATATATTTATTTGCAGTTTACAGTATCATGTTGAACATTTTTGTAAAATTGTTCTTTTGGAAATTTAGTAGAACAACCATTACATTGACATTCCTGTTCATTAATTAAAAAAAATCTACCAGCAATATTTGGCAATTTTCCGGAATTAATACAAACTGGACAGTTATAATTGATAGGTTCTATAATATTATGAGCAATACTGTTTCCCATTTAATTTACATAAGTTTTGTATTTAAGTATATTTTTATAAAAGTTTAATTCATTATATTCAATTTTATATTATTTTAAAAATTAAAGCTATAATAATCTGTTGTAGCATTTCGTGTAGCATAAGAATAAGCTGGATTTTGAGGAGTAGGATTTGGAATTGAAACAGGTTCATAACGTAAATTAGCAGGTTTTAAGCAAAATGCATAACCACAATTATCAAAAAATGATGCATTTTCTATTAAAAAATTATCAACTTCTTGATAACGCATTGCTATCATTTGACAACCATATGCCCGACATAAAAAACCACTTGGATTAGATGGGGACGCTCCTTTATCAGGGAATACAATTGTCATATCTTTTTTATTAAATTCAGTTAATTCTTGTGTGTCTTGATTATTTTTAATATCATAATAATTATATCCTCGCATAAATACAGAGTTACTCGTTAAATTTACATATTCTAAAAAGTCTTGATTTTGTAAAAAAGAATTATTTAATTTATCAACAATTAATATAACTTTATTTTGAAAGCTTAATAAAGGAACACCTCCTAAATTTTGTCCAGAATTTTCAAAACTATAATCTTTTCCAAGCATAATAGTATCATATGACTTAAATATATTAGCTAAATTACTATACATCTCTTGATTGTTACTTTTTATTCTTAAATGTATTAATAATGGATCAGTTGGATTTGGACTTGTACCTCCTGAAAAAGAATAATTACTAATTGTATCCATAACGCTTCCAAAACTTACTGAATTAAATGTTTCCTTAACGTAATAATCCTCTGTTGTACTTGTAGCAACTACAGGTTGATTATCAATTGAGTAAACTTCAAAATCTAAACAGCGAACACCTTGCTTTATAAGTGCTTTTAAATTACAAACATCTACAAAACTGTTTTTATATGTTCCACCTGAACAAGCATTATAAGCAGTTTTAATGTAATAATCATATAAATTTCCACTGCAATCAGGGTCATTTCCTGTAATTGGTATTATATTACCATCAACAGTAGAATATAAATTATTCATATAATCACAATCACTATTGTCTAATTTACTTAGGTAAATCATATAACCAATAAAAATTATTAAAATAATAAAAATAAATGAAAGAATCATATAGCTTTGGAAATTTTCGCTAGTATTTTTTATTGCGCTTAAATAATCTGTTTGTTGGCTTGACATTTTACTAATATAATATTATACTATTTTTATAATTTTGTTTAAAGTTTTGAGATTAATATTTAGGAGAAATTTATCTCTACAACTAAAAGTGGGGATAAATAGCTTAAATATAATATGTTATTATAATAGAAAGATGCCGAAATTGTGTGAATATGAAACTTGTCGTTGTCAAGCTAGTTATGGAGAATTTTATGGAAAACCTTTAAGGTGTAAAATTCATAAAGAAGAATATAAATTAGTTAGTCAACTTTGTCAGAATTATGGATGTAAAATACAACCAATTTATAATTATGAAGGTCAGGTAAAAGCTATATTTTGTTCAACTCATAAATTGAAAAATATGGTGAATGTAAAGGATAAAAAATGTCAACACGATGGATGTAAAATAATACCAACTTATAATTATGAAGGTGAAGTTAAAGCTATATTTTGTTCAAATCATAAATTGAAAAATATGGTTAACGTTAAATGTAAAACTTGTGAACATGAAGGATGTAAAATACAACCAATTTATAATTATGAAGGTCAGGTAAAAGCTATATTTTGTTCATCTCATAAATTGGAAAATATGGTGGATATTAAAAATAAAACTTGTCAACACGAAGGGTGTAAAATATTACCAAATTATAATCATGAAGGTGAGGTAAAAGCTATATTTTGTTCAACTCATAAATTGGAAAATATGGTGAATATTAAAAATAAAACTTGTAAACACGAAGGATGTAAAATTCAACCAAGTTATAATTATAAAGGTCAAGTTAAAGCTATATTTTGTTCAACTCATAAATTGGAAAATATGGTGAATGTTAAATCTAAAACTTGTGAACGCGAAGGATGTAAAATAATACCAACTTATAATTATGAAGGTGAAGTTAAAGCTATATTTTGTTCAACTCATAAATTGGAAAATATGTTGGATATTAAATGTAAAAGATGTCAACATGATGGATGTAAAATAAGACCAAATTATAATTATGAAGGTGAAGTTACAGGTATATTTTGTTCAACTCATAAATTGGAAAATATGGTGGATGTTAAATCTAAAACATGTGAACATGACGAATGTAAAATAAGACCAACTTATAATTATGAAGGTGAAGTTACAGGTAGATTTTGTTCAACTCATAAATTGGAAAATATGTTAAATGTAAAGGATAAAACTTGTCAAACCGACGGATGTAAAATAATACCAACTTATAATTATGAAGGTGAAAGTAAATCTATATTTTGTTTAACTCATAAATTGGAAAATATGGTTAATGTAAAATCTAAAAGATGTAAGGCTAATTTTTGTTTAGGAACACTAGCAAATGATAAATATAAAGGTTATTGTTCAAATTGTTATCAAAATTTATTTCCAGATGACCCATTGACTTTACAAATGAATTCAAAGACAAAAGAAATAGCTGTAAGAGATTATATTAATTCTAATTTTGAAGGTTTTCAACATGATAAATCATTATGGACTGGCAACTGTAATTGTACTCATAGAAGACGTCTTGACCACAGAAAATTAATCGGTAATACATTATTATGTATTGAGACAGATGAAAACCAACATAAAGGATACAATAAAGATGATGAAGAAATTCGGTATGATGATTTATTTATGTTACATGGTGGGAAATTTGTTTATATTCGTTTTAATCCTGATAAGTTTAAGGATAAAAATGGAAAATCAGTTAATCCTATGCTTTACACTCGTTTACCTATTTTAAAAGAAGAAATTGAGAAACAAATTAGTAGAATAGAAAAAGAAGAAAATGAAGAATTATTAGAAATAATAAAATTATATTATGATGAAATAAAGAATTAAAAAAAAAACATATTATATACTTAGTATGGCTGGTGGCTTGATGCAATTAGTGTCCCAAGGGCAACAAAATATTATTTTAAATGGTAACCCAAGCAAGAGTTTTTGGAAGGCAACATATAAAAAGTACACAAATTGGGGAAAACAGAACTTTAGGCTAGATTTCGAGGGTTCTCCAATATTGGGGTTAACAACTGAATCTGTATTTACATTTAAGGTCAAACGCTATGCCGATCTTCTTATGGATTGCTATATATCAATAAATTTGCCTAGCATATGGAGTCCTATTATGCCTCCGCAAGAATATACAAATCCAGATGGTTCAATTGGATATACAGATTGGGCTCCTTATGAATTCCAATGGATTGAAAATATTGGCGCACAAATTATAAGCAGAATTACAATAAATTGTGGAAATCAGAAATTGCAAGAATATTCAGGACAATATCTTTTAGCTTCAACACAAAGAGACTTTAGTGCACAAAAATTGGCACTATTTAATGAAATGATTGGTCAGACATCAGAATTAAACGACCCTGCAAATTATGGAGCCCGTGTAAATGCATATCCTAATGCTTTTTATACAACAAGTCCAGCAGGTGCTCAACCTTCTATAACAGGTCGCACATTATATATACCTCTTGGAGCTTGGTTTAATTTAGTTACAACACAAGCATTTCCTTTGGTTGCACTTCAATATAACGAACTTCAAATTAATGTCTCGTTTAGACCAGTTAATGAATGGTTTACTATACGTGATGTGATGGATTATACTAATAATTATCCTGTCGTTGCTCCAAATTTTAATCAATTTTATATGCAATTATACAGATTTTTACAAACTCCTCCTGACGAAGTATTAGGTCCAACATCTTATTTGGATACGAGAACAAATTGGAATGCAGATATAAATTTAAACTGTACTTATTGTTTTCTCTCAAATGATGAAGCAGAAATGTTTGCAAAAAATGAACAAAAATATTTAATGAAACAAATTTATGAAAAACCTTATTATAATATAACAGGTCAAAATAAACTTAATTTAGATTCACTTGGTATGGTAATTAGTTGGATGTTTTATTTTCAAAGAAGTGATGCAAATTTGCGTAACCAGTGGTCAAATTACACAAATTGGCCATATAATTATATGCCTCAAGATGTAACTCCGGCTT